ATAACTTTGTATGACTTACCTTTTACCCAACTAGGAATATAAGCACCATTACTCCATCGGCTAGCTTTATAATTAACTTTTACAGTATAGCCAGCTTTGATGTCTTTTTTCGGAGTCTTATTGGCTTGTAAGCCCTCTTTAATCGCACTTGGCTTAGTGGTCGGCTTTGCAACTGTTCCACCTGTAGACGGGTTAGTATATCCTTTATAGCCCGACTTGGTAATGCCGGTTAAATCAATGTTACCATCGAGTGATTTGCCTGCATACTTGGAAGTAAATTGCCACTGTCCAATGCCGTCCATGCTAGGAAAGTAATTAAAGTTTGGACTCCAACTTGGTCCCATCGTTGCATAACTGGCTATCCATAAACGGTCCTTACCGAACTTATTGACAATCTGTTGCGGATATAAGTTTGCTTGCGAGTATGGTTTTCCAGTATATAAGACAGGTGTATATCCAGCGTTCTTAATCGTCTGCATACCAGCAACAATAGCGTTAGTATTAGCTTGCTTATACGCATTGCTTAGCCCACTTTCAACGTCCAGCGCTATAATACTGCCTTTAGGTGTTTGCACCTGTGGAAGAAAATGCTGTACAATAGCACGCCCACGCTGTGCACTCGCTCCAGCCTCGAACCAGATATAAGTGTGCATGCGCAGTCCTTGAGCAATACCAGAACTGACTTGTGACTTATAGGTTGCTTGGTTGTAGTAGTAACCGCCCGTATAACCGCCAATTTGAGAAATAGCAAACTTATCACTTGCTTGTCCTTTCTGTGCACTATAGCCTTGATACTTTGAGAGATCGGTACCTTGCTCACGTGTGTTAGCACTTACACCAGTAGATGAGTAAAATAAAAGCATTGCCCCAACTGTGGCAACGCCTAATAGACATCTTTTAAGATTGTCTTTCACTTTTTATCACCATCTTTCTTGTCCAAGTCTTGCGTCAAGATACCACCAGCAACCAAGATACTGATTACAGCTCCTACGATACTGCTGACATTAGTTAATAAGTCGGCGTTAACATTTACACCTAAGGCACTTAGAACTCCTGTAATGGCGCTTAATATAGCCATAATAAGCACACTCCAAGCCTTGGCACTATTTTTATTGAAATTTAACTTCATTATTTGTGGCCTCCTATTTTGTTAGTCAAGCTCTTAACTTCTAATTGCAAATTGCCTATCATCCTGCTTTGGTCTTCAATCTGTTTGCGCAACTGTTCAACTTGAATCTGCAACTCATTGCGTTCTTTTGTAACTGAATTAAGCTCGTTGCTTAGCTTGTCAAGTCTATCCCACAGGTCTTGTGTATGTTCTGCATAGACTGATTCAGTGGAAGATACTTTCTTACTCTTGTTAGCGTACCAACCGCCGACACCAGAGATGATAGCGATTATAATAGCCCCAATTTGTGGATCGATATTCAAACCGCTTCACCTACCCATAGTTCGATCAATATGCTAACCGCAATCGAACAAATTAATATTGTTGAGAATGTTACGAAACCAGTTATTGCGATATCTTTTGCAACATAAAAAAACGCCAATGCAGACCATAGCACTAGCATAGCTATCATTACTCCAGCCTTTAATTTGGGCATATAGTGGGGCGTGATGCTTGCATATATCCCTAATAGCCCAACTATCCCAAAACCATATACAAGCCCAGAATTGACAGTGTTATAAAGGATAAAGGTGTTGCCTGTTTTTGGTATCGCTCCACCAAAATCAACTAGACGCATCGACACATACAACGCCCAGATTAAGCAGATCGTAGATCGCAGCAATATGAATCTGTTGTGCATTAGTCTATTTCCAAACTTCACATTTCATCATCTTCTTTCTGCACAAAAATAGCCGCCCTTGCGTATTTTTTCTAACTAATTACTCTCCAAATAAGAATCTATCAAGCATTTCTGATAGGCAGCTTTGGCATCGAATCCATCCGTAGCCCACCCACGAATTGGTAATTCAGAAAACTTTGCAACTGTTTCTTCATCATTAACAACCCATAAGTCTACTGGATATCCTAGATCAGCGATACTTTTAACATCTTTTGGATCTTGAGTGGTTGCCATCATCGCAGACACTTCGTTGTCTTTAGTCTTAGCTTCTTTGAGTTGCTGAACAAAATCATCGTAATGAAATAAGCTTTCCATTGTTATAATTGAGATGTTAACTTTTGGGATAAACTCAGCTATAGTCCTAGGATTCTCTATACGATCACTGAAAGATTCGAAAGTTATCCGGTCAATTACTTGATACTTGTTTAGCAAATCACGGAGTATCTTAGCCTGATCGCTATTGATCGTTGTTTTTAGTTCCAGAAAAGCATGGCAGTCATTAGCTCTGATGATTTTTAATAAAGTTTCTAGTTTGAGTGGGTTCATGCCTTTCCACTCCTCTCCTCTATAAATTCCCCAATCATACTCACACAATTCTTCATAAGTCTTATTATTTATGTCAAAAACGTCCGTAACGTCAGTTCCGTCAGCATTTCTTATATTCTCCAATAAACCACTTGTAGTTGAATTTGCATGGCTCATAATTGGGATGTTGTCTTTAGTAAACACAATATCTCCGTCAAGATCCCAGCCTTTTTCTATAGTCTTAAAATAAGATGCTGCTGATTCTGCAGGCACACTATGATCGCCATAGTGCAGAATGTTAAAGGTTGTTTCTTTTCTTTTGTTAACGCTGTTAAATGTGTCATCTTCTGGTTTATTAATAACTTCAATTGGTAGACTAGACACAACCTTTGAGTAAGGTTCATCAAGACCAATATTTGTATTAAGGAAGCCAAGTGTAATATAATTTTCTTCTTCTTCAGTCCAACTACTAATTTTAGCGGTATCGTTTTTTAAGTTATATAAAACTTTCAAATTTTGGAAAGTGATACCCGAAGAAACTTTTTCGCTCGGGGTAGCTACTATCTCACTTACCAGGCTATGGATACTGTTACCGTATTTTATCTTCGTATCTTTAGAAAAGGTTAGTGTTCGTTTATCATAGTCAAAAATTAACTTGCCCGCTTTTGGAATGGTAACTTCAATATTCGATGTATAGTTTCTGTCAGCCGCATTATATTTACCATCGACTATTAGATAATCTGCAAGAGCTCCACTGAATATTGGTGCAACTGTGAGCCCATCTATATAAGGTTGAGATGCCCACGATACACAAGCTAGTATTGCCGAATTGTTCGGCATTGTATTGTACAGATACGGTTCGTATCCGGGTATCCCGGTATCCAGATCAACATAGATGTAGCCGTTCGAATAGCCTTTAGAATCTAATGTCAAAGCTATCCCATCTGGTATTTTTGTTAACTTGTGATGAAAATATCGAAAAATAAACCCTTTACCAAATGTGATTGTTTTTGTTGCAGTAGAATACGTAGCTGGAGTTATCCCTGGCAACAGTATGACTTGCTTGGCTTGCTCGGTCAGCATTAAAGGGGTAATGCTGTCATTATCTATGCTTGGCGATTGATATACTCCACCATCCTGCCATGATAGATTATAGAACCACCAATGGCCATTATTTCTGGTTACATAGATACCAGATGCACCGTTAGGATACTTATTTTTTAGCTCATCGACATTGGAAAAGACTCCTTTAGGAGAACCGCTGGCAGCTGCACGTGCAAGATTAATAGCATTATCGCCTTTCTGACTAGCATTAACAGCACTTGCCTTTGCGTTCTGAATACCGTTATCCTGTGCGGTCTCGTGTAGTCCTAAAGTTTCAAAGCCTCCACGAGCTTCAACTAATTCTGCTAGTGCACCTAATTGCCCCAAATCAGTGCTATCTTGTAATGTTTTAATCAATGCATCCGGTAATTGTGCTATACCAGGACGAACATCTTTGCCGTATTTAGCGTGTAGCAATGTATGCTTGATTGTTTGCAAATCTTGAAGTTTCGATTCATCAAATGGCGTGGTGTCATTAGCTTTATATTTATTTCGTTCTATCATCGGCTGTTCCTCCTTCTTCCAATAATTCAATTCTTCTTTCCAAATCATCAGTTAATATTTTCTGGTTAGCTTGATAATCGGCTAACTGCTCGGGCGTGACAAAACTAAGATCACTGATTTGTTTGCCTAAATCATCAACGCTGTCTTGCAAGTCAGATAGCTTTTCTTTAACTGATTCTAAATTAGCATTATCAATATCATGCTGAATCTTATCAAGCGTTTCTTTGTAAGTCTCAACCTGCTCAGTTAGATCTTTTTGCTCATTGTTAAGCGTGACAATTCTGTTGCCATAACTTTCAACTTTAGAACGCAACTGTTTTACTACTTCCGCAGCCTTGCGATTTTCTAACTGATAAGAACTGAGTGGTACCTGCTTATCTGCAATCGTCAGCGTTGATTTCTGCCAGTGCAATAAGTCAATTGTCTTGCCAGTTACCCTTAACATCTGTGGACTAGCTACTGCTTGATTGTTAAATAGATAACGGTCAGATACCTTAAAACTCTCTAGAATTGGTAATTCTAGCGCATTGACTGTCCAGCTTTCTTTAGCTGAACTTTGAGATTGTATCCACTGCTTAGCTTTGGCCAATAAAATAGCCGGTTCGTGGACATCATCCCACATAACCGACTTTCTTATTATTCCAAATTCCTGCTGTAGATCTAAGATATCTAGATAATCTCTGCCTCCATTAACTGATCTAATATCTATTCTTGGTTGGCTGACTTGTGTATCTGGGTTATGGTTAGTTTCATTCTGCTCAATCGTTGCACCGAGTGGTACTAACTGTGTGATAACCTCGGTCGGGTCAACCTGTACACTTGCCGATTGCAAGTTCTTCGCAATCTGAATCGGTGTATCGGTTGGGTGCTCCTTGCCCGGGTTCTGCAAGTAGTCAATATAATTTACACCATCGACATACTCCACACGAATAAAACCACCTAACCGGCTGACTAGCTTATCTTTGATTGTGTCCCAAGTGGTGGCACCGTCCTCAATATACCGATAGACATTATCGGTCGAATTGGTCACGTCCACAGTTCGCACAGTGAATTTCTTGTAATCAGGGACCTGTGAGTTGTGGGTGTCAATCAACCGCTGAAAGAACTGCTTTGGTGTGGTATTCTGTACCTTCGCCCAGCGTTGACTGGTGTCTTGCAAGTAGTTCTGAATGCTTTCAAACACAAACGACTGCACGAACTGCCCGCTATCTTTCATCTCGCGAGTTAAGTCCAGTGCACGCCCACGAAATAACAAACTGTTATCCTGATAAGCTTCAATGTGTGTCTGTAACGGTCTAACATTGCCAAACAAATAATTAGCTTGGTTGACAGTCAAACTTAAATCATCAATTTCTGATTCTTTCAAATTGAGTTTGCCATCGCTAATCTGTCGGTTAATGCGTGGGTCAAATACCACATGTCCTGTCTTATCAGTGGGAGAATCATAAGCAATAATTCTGTACAAACTAAATCATCTCCTCTCTGTACCAACGGAACTCAATCGTGCCATCGCCTAATAAGGTTAGCTTATTTTCACCCATCGCCAGCACTAACTGCGTGTCCTTATAATTGCCAGCAGTTAAGTTCAACGTGCCAAAACTGCCCGATACCGTTACGCTTCCCGTGACGATCAGCTCGCATTCAGCTGACTTCGAACCGATATTAAATAGACTAATCGACTGACTACCGTTGACTGTGTATTTAGTCTCCTGGAATATCCAATGTGGGAAATATACATCGTCCCAGATGTCCGAGCCTTCCGCTTCGTTGTAGATCGCGAAGGGATAGCAATCAAACACGACAGAACAGCTCAGTGTGCCTTTTTCAGCATCGTCATCCACAGACACTGACTTACATTTTCCGAGCCAATGGTAGCCCTTGTCGTGACTGTCATAGAGCGGTTGGATACCCAATGGCATAAGCTGGCGCTTAATTTCCTGTTCAGCATATTTTCGAGTTGGGTAATCTTTTTCGAACAGCATTACTTGATAAGTGATTTCTCGATTATCGAAATAACGCTCGCCACCGTTGAGTTGGCTGAAATCATACACACCCTGCATATATGGAACTGATTCAGTGATTTCATTCTCGCTTGGCGTGGGCGCATCTCTTGAGATTAAGAACATACTATTATCAGCAGAACTATAACCGCCAAAGGTAAAGCCTTCATCAATTGCACGTTCTAAATGATCATCGTCATGTGTTCCTAAGTCATGAAAATCATAGTTAGGATTTATCAACTAAATCTCGCCCCCAATCGTGTATTATTGCCTAGCCGGTTATCCATACGATCAGCAGTGCCGCCAACGAGAGTGTCACCATCAAGGTATATATCGCTTGTCTTACCTGCAATAGTCCGTAGCAGCGCATTATTTTGCATCTGCAAGCTACTATCTTTCATAGTTAGATTTCCGCTGTAAGAACCATTAACACGTGAGTTCAGCGCTTGTACGTTGCTATTAAGCGCGTCTGACGCCATATTACCCATACCACCAGCAACACGCTGCACTTGCTTCTGCATGGAACTTATACCATTAACGAAACCTTCACCAAAATATGACCCAAAACCAAATGTAACACGTGAAGGTGAGTGAATCTTCAAAGCTGACTTAATCTTAGAAGCAGCAGCACTTGCAAGTTTAGCAGCAGCGGCCATAACTGTACCAGTCATACCACCAATACCACCAGCAAGCCCTTGACCTAAGAAACTACCGACAGACTTGAATAAACCGCTCTTGCTCTTGGCACCAGAAGCGCCAGAACTTCCTAGTTTCCCACCAGCGGATTGAGCCGCACCACTCTTTGAACCAATGCCACTAGCTGCAGCTGAACCATTGCCAGATCCAGCAGACTTGAATTGGCCTTGTTTTCCTCTGACGCCGTTGGCACCAGCCCCAGCTAGGCTAGAACCAGCACTATTAGCGTTGCCTTTCTTGTTAGCAATAGCGTTAGCAGCTGCAATAGCTGAGTTACCGCCTGCAGCGTCAAAGGCAGCCTTACCATTCTTAGAAGCGGTAGTCCCTGCTGATTGAATGATTTCACTAGATTTACCGACAACATCGAACTTTTTACCAGTTAATCCAGCTTTCAAAGCCTCCATTAAAACGCCACCAATTGCCTTGAACGAGCCAACGTAAGTAACTACTACGGCAATGATTGCCGCCATAGTTGCCCCCATGATTTGTACAAGGATAGGTAAATTAGTAACGAATGCAGAGGCTAGTTTGCCAATCAAAGCAACACCTGCTGCAATAACACGTTCTGCGTTGTCTCCGATAGCTTGAGCTAGAGCTACAATTAAATTCACTCCAGCCTCTGCAATTCTAGGCGTTGCACCTGCTAAAGCATTTAAAAAATTAACAATTAAGTTAGTAGCAGCTAAAACAATTTGTGGCATACCAACAGCCAATCCATTCAGGAAATTAACAATCAATTTTGTGCCTTGCTGCATAATTCGTGGCATATAGGCATTAATTGTTTCTAATATATTCAATAGCATTGATACAATAGCCAGACTAACTTGCGGAATGTGAGCAGCTAATGTCGTTACAAAACCTGTAATCATCATCGCGAACCCTTGCCCCACCGCGGTCATTGTAGGTACTATCATAGTCATATTTGAACCAAGCAGTACAAACGCTTGTGTCAGCTTTTTAACACCGCTACCAGCCATATTTATACCAGCTCCAGCCAATGCAACAGCACCGCCAATCATTAAAGCAGCAGCACCAGCCGATAACATAACAACAGATAATGACAGCATTGCAGGAATAGCAGCTGTTAACGGCCCATGCAATATTGCAAAAGTTCCAGCTAGCACCACAATTGAAGCAGTCATTGCCGCTAATGCAATCAAGCCAGCCTTGCCAGTTTCTGCCATCTTAGCAATACCCATTGCGAACACGCCAATTCCAGCGGCAGCTACACCGATACCGACACCAATTCCTAGAGCTTTAACCCCCATTGCTGCGATTTGTCCGGCTGAAACACCGGCATATTTTCCAGCAGTTTGTGTGCCCTTGCCAAAAGCACCCAACGCCTTAGCTGGTGCGGAGAATGCACCAATGAGTTTGCCTACACCTGTAGCTAATAAGCCAAAAACTACCAACACACCGGCGATAATCGGTGACAAAGCAATCATCTTTTTAACGAATCCAGCAAGTGGGCTCTTTGAATTGTTGAGCCATGTTGCAAAGTCGCCTAAAGCGTCAGCAACCGCTCTAATCTGTGGCGCAATGGAGCCAATTGAAGTTTTAACAAGCGCGTCAAACGCATCTTTCATCTGATCAATAGACTGGCCCACGTTCTTAGTCATATTTTGTGCGTTGTCGGTTAGATACTTATTAGCTTTTTTAGCTGAACCCGCACCCTTATCAATAGCAGAACTAAAACTATCCCAACCTTTACCAGACTTTTTAGCCTTGTCGCCTACTGAATCTAGTAACGGAGCCATTGCCTTAGCACCTGCTGAACCAAACAGCATATTTAACGCAGCAG